CGATCAGTAAAACACATTAGAAATTCACATAACACTTTGAAGTTATTTCCATTGTGAATGACTGATAGGGATACTGCTTTCCTGAAGGAAAAGCATTTACTTTTTGAAATCGTCTGGTAATTTGTCATGGATGATACAGTGCATCAACAGCTTGTCACTTTCAGTTATCTTACCAAATCTATATGCCTTGCTGACTCTGGACATTATCTCCACTTCTGGCAAAGGATATTCATGGTCCTCATCGTCAGTATCATATTCTTTGTACCAATCCATTTTTGCAGAATTATTGGTGATTGCCATACCAACACCAATCAGATCTTGAATCTCCCTCTTTTCACTTATGCTCATTTCCAAAACCTCTCTAGGTAGGGTAACTTTCTTCAAACCTCTACTTGCAAGTAATTCATCTAGATTGATTAGAGACAATTTTTCAACTTTACCCATCACAAACTGGCTAGGTCTCAGAACTAGGAACTCACTTGAGATGTGCTTATCTGCTAGCACTCTCAACCAATTGACATTTAAACTTACACTCTTGATGCTTCGAACATCCAACAAACCTTCGTTAATGCTCCTCAATAAACTAGCTTCTCTGACCTCTCTGCTTCCCCCAAATAGTGTTGAAACCAAGAACTTCAAATCAGGTTTACAACTTAAGCATCTCCTCATGCTTTTAGTTCTTTCAACAAAGTGTGTCTCGAGACGCACTAAATCATCCCCATACATCAAATCAACATACAGACCATCGTCAGATGCCACTATCACTTTGCTGTCTCTCAAAGTTATTTTTGATAATTCGCTATTCCTTTCAATCTTGATGCCTATATGAGTTTCCAGTTTTTTCCTGAACAACTTTACTCTGCCATCCTGCAGAACAAATCCACCCCTACTAGCCTCAATGAATAAATTGTTATATGACACTTTCAACCCCCATTTCTTTTCCAAATAATTGTGTAGGCTATTCATTATGTTTGTGGCAAGATAACTATCACCAGAATAATTTATTTCCAACAGGCCATTCTGGTCGCCATAAAATTCAACCACAGTTACAGTTTTATGCTGTATCACACCTAATAATTTAAATACACCTACATATCTCTTTTGCTTGTCACTAAAGGTTTGTGCTCTTCTCACTATGATTTGTGTGTTTCTCCAAATCTCTTCATTCAAACCTTCGTCTTTCCCATGGACAAAAAATTTCCATATCTTCAAGTTTTTACTTGAATTTTTGTTCACATCATTCAAAAACTCATAAGCATCCCCGTTTCCCACCCAAACATTCTTTAAGATATTTATGAAATATTTCTTATAAGCCACTGGGTTGTCAACTGGTGGGTGGTGTGAAGATATTTTGTAACAAAGATTTGTTACTGCTGTTGCCTGGTCAAAATACTCTATGTGTTCTATCACTGGTCCATCTATATTTTCCAATACATCTCCTTCCACTATGGTAAAATCCTGTTTGCATGATCTGTACATTTGACACCACATTTGTGACAAACTGCCTATTTCACTAGTTGGTGCCATGTAAATCCTTCCCATTTCTCCTCCTGTGAGCAACTTGAAGACCAATCTAAGATTTTTCCATTTATCCTTTTCAAATGAATCTCCAAATGTCTTTCTAACAAAATCCCTTATAAATTCCACATCTCTGGTCAAACTTTTATTCATAGTCAGTTCTTTCCCATCCTTTTCAAAGGTCTCTTTGTCATATATCCACTGGAGTATATTAGTTATGGGTGCTGAGAAGACTCTATGAGATTCAGGCTCTGGCATCCTCCTTGGATAAAACAATTTCAAACTCATGCCTTTCCCCATAGTGGTATTCTGTACAACATTTAGCCATGTTCTGACTTTTGGATCACTCCTAATCCAAACGTTTAGTGCCAGTGTGAGGTCCTCCATGTTTATTTTTACTTCAGATTCATATTTAAACCAAGACAAACCTTCAACTATTGTGACATTGTCACCCTCAGCCACACCCTTATTTCCTGTGAACAGAGGATCCAGACTATCTCTATCAATTGGCAGTGACATTATTCTATCACGAGATGATCGCACCCTGTTTATAAGTAGTTGTTCTTGGCTTTGATTTGTATAACTTCTGAGGAAAGACGGGTTGTCAAGTAGTAATCTGAAATAAATGTTTAGATCATCATTTGTTTGTGGTTTCATGAGACTATATGAAGGGTGCTTTTGCATCCAGAGGTCCTTCTTCTCTTGCCAATCCTCGCCATCTGGAAATTTTTTGTACAATAATGTGTCATATTTTAAAGCCACATTTATGAATCTCTTAAACCTAAACAATGATCCCAGAACATCACTAGTCTCCCACTCATCTTGCAAATTATTCTCTACCAGTTTCAACCTCTTGATGAATGCCTGTATGATCCAACTGTTTTCTATTTCATCCTGTAACTCTAATTTAGATTCGGCATCCAAGTCTTCAAAGTTGTATATGAAATCTTCAAGTCTGTACAGTCTAGGCCGTTTTAAAGTGTGTATTTTGTGCAACCTGTTCATTTCATTATAAAGTAATTTTACGTCTTGGCCTTTAGTGCCTAATGTTGCTATATCATAACAGTCATCAGACCCCCAGCCACCCAAAAAACTTGGTATCTCCTTTATGTGCTTGGAAAATATCCTTCCTGGAAAATTTACACCAGTTTCATGCATGGAATAAGTCCTGAACACCTCCTTCATAGCCATAGACTGAGCTATGCAAGCAACACTTTTAGGACACCCCATTAAAATTGCTGCTTGGATTTTGGATAGAGCTGAGTCCCTATCCTGTTCAAACCCAAGATATGGCAATCCTGAGATTACAGACATGGCTAGCTTAACCCAACTTGGCCTTGCTTCTCCTAAGTATATTATCATGGAGACCATCTCCAAATACTTCTGGTGGATGAAACTCTTCTTCTTGTTGATTTTGAGACAATGCAAGTTCATGATGAGATCCACTAAGCACAAGAATGGCTCGTGATTTTCTAGTTTTCTCAGATGGTATTCTATTTTAAAGTCATCAGAATGAACTGCATAATTCACTTTCATCTGTAAGTGTTTTTCAGCACAATTCTTTATGAATCTGGCACAGCAAGCATGAACATTCGATGACAAATAATTCAATTGCCCCTGCAACCAATTATGAGTAATGTCAGCATAGTTCTTCATTACTCCATCTGTTAATAAAAAGAAAGGGTTCTCGTGAATTGCACCCCTTTGACTCTCAGACATTCTCTTCAGATAATTACACATTTCATTGTCTAACAATAATTTCTTTTTTCTGTACAAGTATATCAAAAACATGAAGAGGTATTTTTCGGACTCAGTCAAAGCACAGTTGCCAGCTATATTAAAAATGAACTTGTCCTGATTATCACCTGCTGACCATTTTGAGCAATCCCCTGTCAAGTTGTACCAATCTTCTGGTGCCTTTTCTTTGAATAACTCCAGGTATTTCGCATCACCAGAGATGCTAATCCACTCCTCAGGTATAGCTCTGTTCACCTGTTTGTAAAAGTGTTCCACAAAATATAGTGACACTTTGTATTCAATGGAAACCAAGTAGATCTCCCGATCTTTCTGAGTCCTTTGAAATTTTCTTACAACACGTGCTAATCTTCTATCTGGATCAATGACTAGCCAGCATATCGATTTGGATAGCATCTCTGTTAAATTCATATCCACCTGCTCCTCTACATGCAAGGGAATCTCACTTATATCTGCATCAGGAACCTTTGGATATGGAGATTGAATTAGGTTTGTGACAGCATCCACAACTGTCTGGCTACTGGCTTCTATGAAATGTGTGAAGCCCTCCAATTTCAAAGCTTTGCCTAAGGCCACCCCTCTCAATTTCGTCTGTTTTTTCATGGTCAAAACATTTTTACCATCTATCTTTTCATAAACATAGATTGATTTTAGACTGAAATGTATGGCATCATTCAACTCATCCAGTTCATCCCTCGTATTCTGCCGGATCTTCTTATCCAGCTCTGCCATTGATATTGTATTCTGTTTGGGTCTAGGGCTAACACATTTTTTTAGAGAACTCATTGTCTTTATTGTTAATGGATGTTTATAAGGTCTCTCCAAAACTTTAAAACCCCGCCTAATTCTATTAATTTCCTTTTGTGTGAAGTTATTGCACATCATGCTACTAATCATGATCAATTCTGGATTGTAGGTGAAGTTTTCACCATAAGTCATAGACTTATTGACTGGGTTCTTACACATCAAGAATTTGCACTGGTAATCAAATGCTACTTTATGTATGTCTACCATGGCATGAAAATAGTTGTGCAGTCCTTTCTCTACAGCAAAGAATATGGAATAGCTCTCCTGTATAACATCCACCAAATCTGAAATCATGTCATCACCTGTTAGGCCTGAAAAATGTCCAACATATGCTCCTTCTATATCACTAATTTCACTTAGTTCCACACCACCCACATTTGCTAACAAATTGAGAGTTCTATCATACAAAAACATTTGGAAACTGGTTTTGATGGCCACATCCATTTTTTCGTCTATGAATTCACTCACACCTGAATATTCTCCTGCTGCACCCAAGACCAAATACCTCACATTGTCCATCAGAGAAGACATGTTGATACTCAGATTGGTCACTGAGTAGAAACTCATTATCATACATAACTCCATATAATCTTTAGAAACAACATCTGCCAATGCCATCTTAAAGTTTCTTTTGGCAGTTAAAGAACATAAGCATTTGTATAGTATGCAAAATTTGGCCCAGCATACTGATAGAGTTCTCAGTCTCACCTTATCTAGTCTGACTGTTTGGCTTGCATAAATAAAACCTTCCTCAGTCTCCCACATCAACTCAACTTCTAAGCCAGATATCAATGGTGTACCCCTTCTTTGTTTGAAAACATAATAAAAACTACAACCATTAGAACTTTGAAGATCCTCGCCAGGCAAAATCACAGCAAACATGTATGGATTGGGGCATGTAGCTATTGCAAACCTGTTTCTCCTATGGCTTTGTGATAGAAATAAAATGTTTTTAAATAGAATACTTATATCATATAAGCAATTGTAGCTGGAAGTACCTCTCAAATAACTCATCTCTGCATCATCATCCTTTACCTCTTCTATTTTTATCTTTAGAGAATCACTCTCATCTTTCCAATTCTGAACATGCAGTTTTCTTTCCTTTTGATTCCAAAAAGGGAGGCTTTCAACATTAGGTGTATTAGATCTGACATTTCTAGTGTTTTCTTCTTTTTCTTTGATCTTCTCTTCTTTTGACATTCCAACCTTAGCCTCATCCAATTTGTGTCTTAAATGAGGTCCTACTCGCTTCAAACTTATGGTTCCTTGTCTCTTCTTCCCAGCCTGTTTGGGAATGTACATGTTTCTTCCTCTTATAGTGTTTTCTACAGAACTTTCTTCAAAAAAGTTGTCACAAACCAAACCTTTTTTCTGAAACAGTGCAAAATCTGATCTGGATAGGTTGGATAAAAAAATCATGATGTGCATCAGATCAGTACATTTATCAACATCTAAATAAGATCCTGGGCAGTTCATAGTTACATTTCTTATGACTTCTTGTTTAGTATCCCCATTGTCAGATGTTATTTTGTCTGCAGTAACTGGCCATACAAAGTGAAAATTTGGCTTAGCTCTATCCACCCTACTGAATTTAGAATTGCCCTCTAATATTCGTTTGTGAAAATTTGCGAATGCTTTCTTCACACTCCTAGGTGTTGGTTTTTCAAATGGACTTTCCATCTCCTCAGCTGCTTCTATGGCATCTCTTTCTAGTGAATATATCTGTTCAGCACAGGAGTCTCTTACTGCAGCTCTCAGATTGGGGTCAGTGTCTGCATTGTAATTTTTTGTCAGTTTTCTGAATAGATCCCTCTGGCCACTTGCTTCCACTAGATTGTCCAACCATGTATGGAAGTCAGTTGTCATTATGGCTCTAGCAGCTTTCTCATTTATGCTTAAGTTGTAAAAAACTTGCACTTCTTCAGGATCCACTTCTTGAAATAACTCTTTCTCTTCATCATTCATGAATTGGGATAGGTAAATTCTGTTGTTCCAACTGAATGCATCCCAAAATTCGCCTTGAACCCTGTGTTCTATCTTGGTATCTACTTCACTTGATGCTATTAGATCTCTATTATTTGCAATGTCTCCACAATAAACCAAAACTGAAGAATTTATTGTGTAACCAATTGCAGAAAAGAACTTTATCAAAGTCTCACAATCTTCTGTGTACTTTCTGAATTTTTCTTCTATAGCTCTATTTGGATTGATGGAAACAGCAAAATCTATCAAAGTCAACTCTTGTTTCTCTATCTTATAGTTGTCTGGTGTCCTCCGCATTGTGTCGCTTATTATATCCAATAAATCTCTCTTAGTCCATTCCCTTAAGCCTATCTTCACACCTATTGCAAAATTGTTTGTCATGCTTTGCATGAAATCCAAGTTGCCATAGTATTTCTCTTCAAAAGGAAGCATCTCATCAACCATTACAGAAAATGGTTGGTCAACTACAAATTGTGTTTGCCCAACACTTTGTATCATGCATGCAGTGTAAACATCATGTCTTAGCATTTCCCATTCCTCACAGAAAGTGTTGGCTTGAGATGCAGAAAACCTTTTATCATTCATCTGTATGACCAATCTTGGGTTCAAATCTTCCACTGACCTGAGGATGTGATCTATTAATGTCCCTTGAAAGTCATAGTAACTCATGAGATTCACATTCTTCTCATAAAGGAGAAGCCTTAGTTGTTTCAATCTGTCGCTTAAGGAATCTAAATCCATTGTCAAGCTACCCCTCTTTGCCAAGCTTATTTAAATGGTTGGTAGTTTTGTATTATATACTGAT